TATCCAGAAGGACGAACCCATGGCATTTTTCGAGCACGACGTCATTGCTTGCTCTACACCCGATTTCGCTTTGCTTAATCGTACGAAAGACTTTTGTTTCTTGAGTATGGACTATGCGTTCGATTGGGGTGCCTTGGCAGGTAAGTTTCTTTGGCGTCCTGAACCTGCCCTCGCGCACGAGATCAGAGATTTTCCTAAAGATTATCCACTTACACACCACCGCATGTGTATGTACAACGGTGCGCAATTAACACCAGGAACCGCTGCTTATGTGATTACACCATCGGGCGCCAGAAAGTTAATTGCTGCTGTACAAAATTATGGATTGGAGCAGTCAGACTACATAATTAATTCTCATAATGTCAAAATGCAATATTATGCACCTTCAGTCTGCAAATATAATACAGTCAACCTGAGCACATCTAATGCATAAATTATTTGTCATCACTATACTGGACGACCCCGACTCTGTAGCAAGAGCAGTGCGCGGTATCGCTACAGTTGCGCAATACACTGAGATTAGGGACACTAGCACGTTTCGTGCAACCGTTCCAGACACTATATACGATGATACCGTAGAATGTTTCGGTAGGGATGTAGATTGGACTTGGCCGACTTCGCACAGCGGTGAAGGTCTGGACTTCTCTACTGGACTCTACAAAAGGATGTACGAAGCGAAAGATCAGAAACGAGTTATAGCATGTGCGCTGAGTCATTTTCGCTTATGGAAAAAATGTGTTGAGTTAGACGAACCAATCGTCATACTTGAACACGACGCAAGATTCATTCGAGAGTTTGACAAGTCAAATTTCGATGATGTAAATTGGGGTGCAGTTGGGTTGAATGACCCGAGAGGTAACACTCGCAAGGGACGTAGGTTCCATGATTTAGTCGCATCGTGTGGGGAAGGCATTCACCGAGTACCCATCATCGACGAACCGACTGATCCTCCTTTACCGATGGGACTTGCTGGCAACAGTGCGTACGCAATAAAACCTGCGTTCGCTAAAAAGTTGCTGCAAGAAGTGAAACGTGTTGGTATGTGGCCAAACGATGCGATTATGTGTCGCCAATTATTTCCTATGGATTTAAAAGTGGCATATCCATACTACACTAATATCGAGGAAGGAATCTCAACCACAACGGATATATGATGATGAAAGGTTATGTGATCACTATAATGGACCTGCCCGAGTCCGTAGAGTCAGCAGAGCGTTGCATTAAATCCGCTGAGCGAGTAGGGTTTGAGGTAGAGATGTTTCCCGCCACTACCCCAGCAGATGATCCTGCTCAATATCTACTCGAAGAAGGTGTCAGCACTGTGGACTTTGAAGAAGTTTACTCTCGCTTTGATAATTGCATTGCTGCTTTCACTTCGCATTATCGGTTATGGAAAAAATGTTTTAAAGAAAAACAGTCTTTGGTCGTGCTTGAACACGACGCATACTTTGTTGATCCTATTCCTAATATACCAGTACAGGGTGTTCTTTCCTACGGTGCGCCAAGTTATGGGCAATTTCGTACGCCACCGACATTAGGTGTAAATCGTTTGTGCTCTAAAGAATATCTTCCTGGCGCGCATGCGTATGGAATATCACCTGATGCTGCGGATATAATGATTCGCCGTGCTGCTGCTCTGGCATGCCCCACTGATTTGTACCTATGTAATAAACACTTTGAGTTTATCAAAGAGTATTATCCATGGCCAGTAGAGGCGAGAGATAGTTTCACCAGCATACAAACTGAGACAGGTTGCCTTGCTAAACACAACTATCAGAAAAACCAAAAGAGTTATAAAATTCTATGAGAAAATATTTTCTGACAGGTTGTGATAAGAATACCGAGTGGCAGTTGCCTTGGTTTGTTCAAAACTTTCATCGTCATTGCGATGAGGATCTGGTAATTGCTGACTTCGGTATGTCTGCACAGATGAGCGAGTATGCTAAAGAATGCTCAGTCAAAGTTATGAAATGTAAGTCTGATGGGTGGTTCACTAAAGTCGAAGCAATGATAAAATTGCAAACCATGTTCTCGGGCAGTTATTGCTGGTTAGATACAGATTGCGAAGTTCGCGCAGATCCTTCTAGCATTTTTAATTGGGTTGAACCAAACAAACTTACAATGGTCATTGATCACCCTTGGAGTACACGTCGACCAGAGTTGGGTCACTGGTATAACTCCGGAGTCGTTGCGTTTCAAAACAGTCCAGCGATACTACATGACTGGTACAAAGAATGTAAAACTGGTAGACATGTTGGCGACCAAGAGGCACTACACTCTATGATGGGCGGCGACATAATGAAAAAGACTATACATATTTCAGAGGCACCTCATAAGTTTAACGTGCTTCGCATTGATATAATAGATAATGTGGCGCCACCGAATCCAATTATCATGCATTGGACAGGGCAGAAAGGCAAACTTGAAATTAAGAAGCAAATGGGACTATGACTAAGAAGATTCACATACTCGGTAATGGCGACATGTCGCAGATGATGCCAGAGAAGTGGCGTTATGAGCGCGACGGAAAACTTTTAATTTGTAATCAACCACCGTTCGAAGTGCACAATGTTTATGCCACTGTCATGGTAGATTTCAAAATGATGGCAGCTCTGGACGAAGGTTCTGTCAACCTAGATCGTTATTATTGGGTTTTGGGCAATCGACCAAAAATTTGGTGCGACCAGAATCCAGGATTCTTTATGAAGCATTCTGGGCACATCCGAGAGTTCTACACCGATGTACCTAAATATTGTGGACCAGATCCCATGCAGGCGGCAACTAATTTTAATTGCGGGCATATGGCGGCACACTATGCCGCGAGAAGGCACAAACCCGATGAGATTCATATGTATGGGTTCGACTCGATATTTGATCACAACATGAGGTCGTACACCGATACGGTTTTGAGCAGTGATCGAAGCGGAGGCAACAATTTCCGTCTCCTTGATATCTGGCGACCTATTTGGTTGAACATTTTTAAAGAGTTCTCAGACATCAAATTTATCCTATACCATAAACATCCGAACGCCAAGATCCAGATATTTGATAATATGGAGTTCCGGACGAAAGTCTAAGTTATTGATTTTATTACAGTTTTTTCGATTTGCTTTTTCAGTCATTTTAGGGCATAATAGTCTCATAGGTTGATAAAGGAAGAGAGAAATGTTTGCAGTTATTCAGACCCAACACCTCGAGAACTACGGTGCCCACGACTGGGACGGTGAGGGCGAGTGCCCTCAGTACTGGAAACCCAAGGGTGGTAACACCTACATCTTCACCTGCTCCGTTGAGGAGAACATGGATCCCAAGTGGTGGGAGCGTGTCGAAGCTGCTTGCACCAGCAAGAGCGAGTACTTCGAGGAGTACTCTGTTGGTGAGACTGTGGTCGATGATATCGACTTCAACGTCGCCGACCACTGCGCTGAGTGGGATGCTCCCTATTATGGCACGGTCAAGGAGGATCGTATCTCCTTTCACCGCACTACCAACAACACGGAGTACGGTTACTTGCGCAAGGAAATTGCCAAGCAGTTTGAAGCACATGATGTGCTCAACGATGGCACGACCGATCACCATGGCGTCTCTTATGAGATGGTCAATGGTGACGTTGTTCTTTTCTCTGAACTTCGTGCTTGGTTGGATGCCCACGTTAAGGAGGCTGCGTAATGAACAAGAGACACGGTAGTCCGTACGATCGTGGTTCCGCTGATTCATATTATCAGCGTGGTCCTCGCCCTCACTACTTCAAAGGCGACACTTACAACAGTCCCGAAGTGCTTGAAGCAGATATGACCGAAGCAGAAATACGCGAGTATTTCCTAGGTTATGAGGAAAATGAAAGCATCCAAAACTTCAAGGAGTGGTAAGATGGAAGACCCCACGCCAAAATATTTCACAGCACTTTTTATTTTCCTGATAATAATACTTGCTGTTTGGTCACCACCTACACTTGCTTCTGATCGAGATGGTGCGAGGTTCTGTCTCGCTCAAAATATGTATTTTGAAGCAGGTAATCAGTCAATCGCAGGCAAGATTGCTGTTTCGCAAGTTGTGTTTAATCGCGTATTAAACGATAATTTCCCTAATTCAGTATGCGAAGTCATCTACCAAGCAAAGTTGAGTAAGTGGCACCTCTCCAACGGTCGCGAAGTGCCGTTACGCAACAAGTGCCAGTTTAGTTGGTACTGCGACGGTAAGTCTGACAAACCAGTTGATAGTGTTACTTGGGAAGAGTCATTGCGTTTAGCACAAACAATACTTGAGGCACAAGCATCGCCATATTGGACTGACTTCACTGACGGTGCTCTGTGGTATCATGCAGATTATGTGTCTCCGTATTGGGCAAATTCACTTAATAAAACGAGCGTGATTGACGATCACATATTCTACAAATGAAAACTCCATTAAAACCATTAGCATATTCTAGACCGCCTCTCAATGTGTTCGGGAGGCAGTTGTATAACGGCATAGTCAACTTAAAATACCTTGACGAAAATAAAGAAGAAGTTGAGGTCAACATAACACTGGTAAAGTTTGACCCTGAAGCATATAAACCAGATCCTTCAGACGACGAAAATTTTTATCAGGTTTGGGATGTTGATGCCAAACGCTGGATAGAGTTTGACTGGCGAAACCTAACTGAATACAACGGGAGAGTTGACAATGCCAAAAGATCTTGATCACTTGCTAACACCTGCTCAAAAGAGAGCAAAGACCATGGAAGCAAAGAAGAAGTCCATGCTTGAACAGATGGGTGTTGAAGATCGCAAACCGACCAAGGTGAAGCGGAAACGTAAACCCATGACGCCTGAACAGAAGATCGCAGCAGCAGAGCGTCTCGCGCTCGCGCGTGCGAAGAGGAACGTCGGTAAGGAACCAAACGCACACCCTCGCGTGTTGGCATTTGATCCGGATCACCCTCTGTCGTATGTAAACAGCAAGGCGATACTCAAAGAGTGGCGCGAGAAGTTAAAAAGCATTCGCCATCAAAAAGATTCTAAGGATTCTAAACAGCGGCAAGAATACCAAATCGCCGAAGCATATGTTAAGAACCTTGGCATCTGGATTAGAGACGGTGTTTGGTGCGACCATAAATATGGCGCAGCAAGGCAAAACACCATGGAATACGTTTGCATTGCCCCAGCAAAAGACAAGGATGGTAATATCAAACGTGACGTTGGTACATACTATCCGGATATTCGAGCGGTATGGACTAAAGAGATGGCATGCGAAGTTTCATAATAACTCTGGAGAATATAGAATTTTCTAGAAACAACGCAGAACTTTGTAGGGAGTCTGCTAGGAGAGTTGGATATAAACCTGAGATAGAACATTTTAAAGGAGTGTTCGCTGGAGAGTGGAAAAAGCACCTCCCTAAAACCGCCAATACATATATGTGGAATCTGGTTAAAACCACTGATCCCATTGCTGGTTGTTTTGCCTCACACTATCAGCTGTGGCGGAAATGTATTGAGTTAAACGAACCCATATTAATATTGGAGCATGACGCCAAATTCGTAAGTAACATACCAGAAGATCTTGAATTTGACAAATGTATAAACTTTGGCGCACCTTCTTTTTTCCGTGCTGATGATTGTAATTTCATAGAACCAAAAGAAGGTGTACAACCACTGAGGGACGAGATTTTCTTCGGGCATCACGCATATGCAGTAAAACCCGAAGCAGCGAAAGTGTTTGTTGAAGATGTGGAAAGGGGCAAGAGGATGCTAACTCGCAATGATGTTTATATATCTAAGCAGCACTATCCTTGGTTGGAGGAATATTATCCTTTCCCAATAACTGCGTATCAGAAATTGAGTACGGTTAATATTAGTGGATTAAAGGTTGACCATAGCATCCTTAATCATGAACCATCAGAAAAACAATGGAAATTTAGGGACAAACACTTCCCTAAAATTAGTGCAGAGTATGCACCAAACTTGAGAGTTCTTCATCCAGAAATGAGAGAAGCATTAGGAATTAAAAATGGAAAATCCTGAACAGTATGTAGCGATACCGTTACAGATCTTTAACAAAGTTGTTGAATACCTTGGCAATAAACCTTTCAATGAAGTCAGCATCCTTATGGAAACATTGAAGGAAAATGCTAGAGTTATAGAGACTACTCCGGAACAAGAACAGGAGGAAGCAGTTGATGAATGACGAAATAGTAGAAATAGAGTTTATGACCAAAAGCAAGTTTGGCAAACTCATAGAAGGCATTGTTCGTGATAAAAAGTTATCTTACATTGATGCTATTGTGTATGCTTGCGAGGAACACAACATTGAGATAGAAGATTCTAGGAAATACGTGAACGTTGCGCTCAAGCAGAAGATAGAAGCGGAAGCGATGCAATTAAATTTTTTGGAAAAAAATGCCCAATTACCCTTTGACTGAACCTTTGCGAAGGGACTTCATTTTCGACGAAGAACAACAGGAACAAATCACTGCTAAGTTGGTTGAACTTGAACCGAAAATGAATCAAGCGCAAGTCTATAGTAAAGCTGGTGGTGGCGCTCGCGAAGATCGCACCTGCTATAATGTGCCTTTCAGGTATACTGAATTCTTTGATGTTTCTATAGCACTGAGAGACTTTACTTTAGACTGGTATCCAGAAGCGGAGAATCCCAATCTCTGGTATACACAATTTGAATTTGTGCGATACCTCCCGCCAGCACAAACTTTTGTTAGGCATCAAGATGATAGGGAAGATAAACCACAACACGATCGACTGTACACCAGTGTTACAATGGTTGATAAGTCTGATGACCTAGATGGCGGGATTCTAAGGGTATGGTTGCCTAATTCAGATATATCTATAGACGTAGATCTAGAACCATTTGAAACTGTCGTGTTTCCTGCTTACTTTTGGCATGAAGCGACTCCTGTGTTTAAAGGCAGGAGAGTTATAATGATTTCTTGGGGCGGGAGTCGACTCCCTCACCGTGAAAAAAGTGCTTGACATATTGTTCAAAATCAAGTATTATATAAATATGGTTGAGCGTTATACTGCTCAACATACTTTGAATACACTGTACATTTCAGACATACGGAGAAATACACATGGACTTAAACGCATTAAAATCACGTCGATACGACATCAACAAACTGGTTGCTGCTGCTCAAGAAGCAACTGGTGGTTCAACCGAACGTTCCGAAGATACCAATATGTGGAAACCAACTGTCGATAAGGCAGGCAATGGTTACGCAGTCATTCGATTCCTTCCTTCCGAAAGTGAAGTACCATGGGTTCGCTACTGGGACCATGGGTTCAAGGGACCAACTGGTAAGTGGTACATCGAGAAGTCTCTGACCTCACTGGG